ACAATGGACAAATTGACTCACTTTTTCTCCTTGTATTTCTCTAGTATTTGCTCTCCTGTTGAATCATCTATATAGTACGTCCAACCATTGAGAATGATATACAAAGCATTATCATCAACCACGTCGATGCGCATATTTCCAATGCCTATTTCAGTTCTTTCCATTAGTCATACCTTTCGTAGCGTTTTATTAGGATTTTCTTTAGTCTTTCCCACATCATGCGGTCTAGAACTTGTTGCCCGGACATCGGTTCGCGCCGGGCAAGCTTATCATACTTTAGTTTGAGTTTAATTAACCGTGCTTCAAGGGTCATCGGATCACCAGATGACGATAATACCACTTGTGTGATAGTTCTTTTAGTAAAAGTTCGGCTTCTTCCTTAGTTGTTGCCCAACCTCTGTTAATTTTAGTCTTTGTATCGTAAATAAAATACATAGTTTTCCTTTCTTTTTGTGAGTAGGGGGGTTCTTTGACTACCCCCAACCTTTTCCCGACAAGTCAATATTTCCTATATTAACTAGTACTTTGGTACCACCCTTTGACATTTCAAGCATTTGCTCATATCGATCATCAAGTGTGCCTTACTACCTTGTTACAGTTGTTCAGCCATACTCCGAAGATGTTGCACCATCCTCATTTAATTATAACTCTATACTAATTAATGGGATAGTAAAGGACTAAATAAGATTAATTGTAGATAGTTGTGGATAACTTCGTTACCTATAGTACTTTTTACTCAAATGAAAAATTTTTTTTTTTTATTTTCTCAAATATGACGTAACCACGTAACAAGAGCATTAAACTATTGAAATATAACAATAATATCGTTACTTTTACCTTTAAAATAGACGTAACCAGACGTAACACCACGTAACGCTTACAAATACGATTTTTCAGTACAGTTAAAAAAAATTATTATTATTATTACTATAATAATACTATAGGAAAAGATTTACATTAGAATAAAAATGTATTAAACTAAAAAAATGCCTAAAATTAGAAATGGTGCATTGACACCAAAACAAAGAGCCTTTGTAGAGATATTTGTTAAAGAGAATGGTCGATTGACAGCTACAGATTGTGCAAAACAGGCGGGATATTCTGAAAAGTCCGCTGTATCTCAATCCTGTAATTTAAGAAATCCCAAGTATTTCCCGAAAGTTGTAGAAGCTATTGAAAATCTTCAGCGTGAATATGCAGAAGCAAGTAAAATAGATTTTGTCAAACATGCAAGAGAATTGTCGCGGTTGCGCGATCATGCAGTAACGAATGGACAAATGGGGCCCGCCGTAAATGCTGAATATCGTCGCGGTCAATTAGCGGGGTTTTATGTTGATAGAAAAGAGGTTGTGACAGCCTCGCTTGATAACATGACTAGACCAGAACTTGAAGCTAAACTCAAAGAGATTAGAGATCATAATGTTATTAATGGCGAAGCTATCGGTGTAGAAATAATAGAGCAAGATGATATCCATGTTCCAGATAGGCAACAAAATAAAAAATCATTGACCAAAATAAAATAAATCTAATTACCCCCCACACTAATACCCCACTTTGTAAGTGCTAGTGTAATTCTTCGTCGCGTGATACCTACATTCTGGACTACAATATCTCTCAAACTTACCCATCTTTTTTTCTTTATTACAGCGAAAACATTTTCGTTTAATTAAAATTTCTTCCGACTTTGGTTTTGATTGATTGTAATAGTCTAGGGCTTCAAGATTTGTCATAATATTTCCTGTTATGACAGCGAATGCAGAAATAAAAAGGATCATTTTTTCTCTCATAGTGAGGGATTAAGTTCGCCTCCAAATATTCTTTTCCACACTCCTTACAATTATGCTTGTCGAATGTCTTGAATAAAGGCTTACCTCCCCATAATGGAGGAGATTTGTGTTTTATTCTATCTATTTTCATTTAAATCCTTTCTGCATTAATTCTTTTAATTTTCTTTCCCACATAGCTTTATAAACTAAATCATCTGTAATGCTATGATACATTGTCCATAAATTAAAAACCCTGTGCCAATATAATTCTTCTAGTGTCATTTTATGTCCTTTCTTTTTTATTTATTTATTTATCATTTTGCTATTGACTTGTCAATATATATCATTATATGGGATAGATGTTTAATTGTGTTCCCCAACATAAGATACAGAGGGATTGTGGTAGACAATGGTGTTTGAGCATATTGAAATTTATTTCAAAGGTAGGGTGGCAATCACATAGTTAAACATTGTACAGGCGACGGAGTTATTCGGATAAGTCCTGTGCAAAACGACAATTTTCGGAGATGTAAGTCGCTAACCTAAACTCTAGGTTTTTGTATGTTTTCCCTCACCTAAAACATACATAATTAGAAAGGAATAAAATGAAAACTAAAAACTGGACGTCAGAAGAAATGGAACAGGCAAGAGAATTAGCAAAAACAAATTCTTATTCAACTGTTGGCAAAATTTTACACAGATCAAAAAATTCTGTGTTAGGTGTTTTGTATCGTGATAAAGTTAAAAATGGATATATACCACCGTTAGATTCTCCATATGCAAGAATAAGAAAATATAGAAAAGGTTATTGACTTTTAGTTTGTCCCATGTTAATAGGATAATAACAGAAAGGAATAAAAATGAAAGTTAGAAAATTATTACAATTACAATCAGAAATTGAAGAAAGAAAAGTGCCTTGTGATATGCACGACGACGAACTTAATCAACATTACTCACAATCTAAAGACGAATTTATAAATATTTTAGATATGGACTTAATTCATTTAGTTAGATCATATTCTAAATGTTTAGATATGGGTAAAATAAATAATAAAGAGTTATTAGGTCAACAAATTTCAATTATTGATAGTGCGGTAAGAATTATAGAGCAACAATTATAGTTGACTTTGTATTTGTCCCATGTTAATAGGATAATAAGAAAGGATAATTTATGACTAAATTTGAAAAACAAATAAAATTGGCTAATGAGATTTATTGGCTTTTTATAGATCAATTATGTGATTCTGATGTTGAGGAATATGTAATATCTGACGCCGATTTTCCTAATGGCACTATTAACACAGAAAAAGGGAGGGAATTGTATTTTGGTATAGAGGGAATTTTAGAGGATAATTTATGAAGAAATTAAAATTTATTAAATCGAAAAATCTTTTAAATATTGATAATAATGCTAAAACAGTAAAAGGTCGAAAATATGGTTTTATGACCGCGATATTATATCTCGCCTCTAGTGATCAAAGCGGTTTCAATGTTTGTCCTATGGCTTCGAATGGTTGTAAAAAAGCGTGTTTATATAGTTCTGGTCATGGTGCTTTTAATAATGTGCAACAGGGTAGAATAAATAAAACGCGGTGGTATATTCAAGAACGCGACACTTTTCTTAATCAAATTAGAAAAGAAATAAACGCCTTTATTATAAAAGCAAAAAACAAAAATTTAACTCCTTGTATAAGATTAAATGGCACTTCCGATATATCTTGGGAAAAAACAGGATTAATCGAGGAATATAAAAATATTCAATGGTATGATTATACAAAAATATATAAAAGGGCGCTGTCCTATGTTAATGGCGAATTGCCTAATAATTATCATTTAACGTACTCATTGAATGAGGACAATCGCAATAACGCTTTCGATATATTAAATCGCGGTGGCAATATCTCGGCAGTATTTAGAAAGTCATTACCAAAAAAATATAATGGTTTCAAAGTTATAAACGCTGATGATAGCGATTTACGATTTCTTGACGGCGATAATATTATCGCAGGACTTTTAGCAAAGGGAAAAGCTAAAAAAGATTATTCGGGTTTTGTTCTTGACAGTTAAACCAGAATCAAACTTTGGGCGTCAGATAATGAAAAATTTACCTCACGTCCAATGGACTAGGATTGAAAATCGTCATGGTGGTGGTATTCCAGACCTTTACGGAATATGCGACGGCGTGTCTATTTGGCTCGAATTAAAATGTATTAAGCAAAATTCAATAAATATCTCACCGCTACAAATCTCATGGAATTACAACAACTTTCGACATGGTGGGAAAAACTACTATATTGTCCAAGATGCGCGATCAAAGGTCATCAAACTATACGACGGCGATAAAGGGCGCGAATTAAAGCGCGACGGTTTCCGTGTTCCGTGTATCATGGAACTTTCACCGCCATACTATTGGGAACGATTAAAGGACTATTTATTTTTACCACCGCCACCAGATGTAAAAGATTTCTTGACCGCGATATAAACGGATTACGACAAGTAGAATTATAGTTTCTTGACCGCGACGCTTTTTTTTTGGTCTAAATTTACCTGCGACAATTTGCCATATTGACAATGTCCGCGATTCGCGGTAAATCTCACCCCTCCCATTAAGGGCGGGGGTGGTGGTGGATTTTTCTGCGACATATTGTCACGGCTCCGCCTTCGGCGGATTTCTTCACGGCGACAAAACCCCGCTTCGCGATTCTATGACCGCGACACAATGCCCTGCGACATATTGTCGCACCCCCTTCGGGGGATTTCGTCACGGCGACGGCTTCGCCTTCGGCGGAAAAATAGTTCTTGACATGTGGATAACTATCCTATATAGTTAGGATAATAAAGAAAGGACAGATCATGAAGATAAAAGTTAAACTTACGAAAAAGCTGATGGACTATCCTCACGATTGCGAACTATATGAAAAAGGTGCGACCGTGGCAAATCCATTTAGCGGGGAACAATGTTATCTTCCCGCTGACGCTTTATCAGTTTATGATGTGATAAAAGGAAGTGAGGTACAAGGAAAATTCACCGCCGCATTTTCTGACGGTCTAGATTGGTTTAGAAAACATTACCCAGATGAATATTATGTTCTTTTGGATTAAGAAGGAGGTTAAATGCCAGATTTAAGAATACAGACAGCCATTGACAACGGAGATCTGTCAAAGGATCACGGTCACAAAAAAGAGTGGAAAGATACGGTGTCCGCTGATTCAGATGAATTTCAACTACAACTAGAAAAAATGTTTGAGAAAGAGTTTGGTCGCCCTAGCATTTTCGCTTCGCCGACTAAAACACCACGGTCAGAAAGCTAAAAATAATCATATTCTTCCTAATAATTTGACCGTGAAGAAAGCCCCGAATCAGTCGGGGCTTTTTTATTGACACGTTGACCATGTTCCTATATACATGGGATAACAGAAAGGAAGAAATATGTTTTCATTTCCAACGCATGGTCTTTGGTTTTTCTACGACGACGAAGTTTCTATCTACTGGACTAGAGATGATAGTTTCGAAGTTTACCAAGGTGAGAAACAGGTCAATCGTTTTGTGACCGCGGACAAACCAAAAGATTCAAAACAAGCTGAACAATTCGCCGACGAGTGGTTGGCAGAACAGCTAGAAGAAGAAAAATTACGACACGCTGACGCTTATTAGTCAAGTAAAATAAACAAGGTGCGACAATATGTCGCACCCCCTTCGGGGGTGTGGCAGGATGTCGCAGGCTCCGCCTTCGGCGGAGTTTTTTTTGGCGGTGATGAAAACAACGGTACTACACTACTTAGCAAAGCTAAGTAGTGTAGTTAGTCAATCTTTTTATTTTCATCAACGTGAAATTAATTGTTGCATTATCCCATAATATCTTATATATAATTCATAGCGATGGCGGAAAGTAGAATATAATATGTCTCATGAAGTTGAAACAATGGCTTGGGCGAATGAAGTGCCTTGGCATAGATTGGGTAGAGAAATCGGAAACGATGCTACACCCGATCAAATTTTACGTGTTGCCGATCTTGACTGGAATGTCAATATGAAACCAGTTGAATGGAAAAATGCTAATGGTATTTATCAACAATCTGATAAGTACTTTTCTTTAGTGCGTGATGCACATACTAGAATTGATGGTGAAGAAATACCAGAACAGGTATTGTCTAGCGGTCTCACTGACCAATATATACCTATTCAAAATTCTAGAATTGCAAACTTTTTTGATGAGTATATCAAGAATGGTGTTGCGACTATGGAAACCGCGATGTCTCTATTTAATGGTAAAATTGTCATTCTAGTCGCTAAGACTAATGAAAACTTTGAACTTGCTGGTGGTGATAAAATAGAACAATATTTATATTGTGCTAGTTATCACACTGGACGCGATCAAGTAAAAATCAGATCATCTAATACTAGGGTTGTCTGTAATAATACTTTTAGTGCATCTCTTAGAGAAAACGCGGCGGTGCAGGGTTTAATTAGTCATCGATACGATTTCACTAATTCAATAGAGAAACAAATTAAAAGTGATTTGGGAATTTCTCTTGAACAAATGAAAGAGTTTAAAGAAAAAACTGAATTCTTAGCTACTAAGAAACTAAAAGAAAAAGATTTACTCAATTATCTTTTAGTTGTTTATCAACCAGAATTATTAAAAGAGAAATCTTTTGATATGTCTAAAATGTTTGATAAGGGTTATGAGTTCAAACCTAGTATGAATGTTAATAGAGCTTATGGTGCTTACCATGATACATTCGAACAAAATGGTAAAACCTATAAACTTCAAAATACAGGTAATGACATGAAATCATGTTTCGATGATACATGGTGGAAA